CAGGCGGTCCAGCTCCGCGTCCAGCTCGGCCTGCTCCAGCTCACCCTCGTTGAACTTGGCGCGCGCGGCTGCCACGGCATCCCTGTTGGCCTTCACCTGGGCGTCGTAGTCGGCGGGCAGCTCTGCACGGTACCCGCCGGCCTGCTGGGCAGCCTGCGGATTCGGAGCGGGCGCGTCCGTCGGCTGCGTGGCATCAGTGGGTTCTGCGGGTGCAGCAGCAGGGACGGCTGCAGGCGCTGCAGCGGGCGCAGCGGTGGTGTCAGTGGCTTCGGTGGCCGTGCTGGGCTCGGGCTTGTCCTTGCCCGCGTCGGCGCCCTCCTCCTCCTCTTCCGCATCGAGGGGGCCGCGCCCCAGGGCAGCCAGCGCTGCTGCGTTGTCTTCCTCGGGGTCGTAGTCGTTGTCGTCGGCTTCCATGGCCTCGCGCTCGGCGTCGGACAGGAGGCGCAGGTGGTCGTCGTTCAAGCTCATGTGTGCGTCCTTTCGTGGTTTGGATCACGGCAGGGTGGCAGGCTTGGTACGGACGGGGACACACAAGCAGAAAGGGGCCCAGCGAGTTCGCGGCGACATGATCGCCCTCGCGGAGCCCCTGACATTCGTTGCAGTAGCAGGCTCTACTGCACACCTTTTTCAGGTGCTACTTGGTCACTACAGCGGCAACACCGACAGCAGGTACTGAAAGATGTGGGTCGGCAAAGTGCACTGGTTGACGGGCTCAATCAGGACATTGCTCCACTGTACGCACCATTCGTGCAATGCGGAAATGGATTCGAAAAACGCTAACAACAATTTCGACATGAAGTTTCTCCAGGTTGTTGGAGAACGCGCCGAAAGTTTCGAGAGAAAAACGGCGTTATTTACGCCGTAAATATCTGCTGCTAAACTTTCCTTGCGTTCAGGCTGCTACTGAAATCGCAAACCCCCGGAAGTGCGTCCAACACTTCCGGACACAAGGCCTCCTCACGGGGGCTTTGTTGTTTGCTCTCAGTGCCTCAACTATATGGGAATCCAGCGTTTTCGTGCGAGGCCAGAGCCCTCAAAAGCAGCTCGCTGTAACACCCAGATCGAAAAAGTCCAGCAGCCGTGCGGCTTATTTGATTTCCATTTTTTTTTCGAAACCCACAGAAAAGCCGAACAAGACCATTTCATCATAGTGGTCAATTGTTTCTAATGTCCCACATAAGCGGCATTACAGAATCGGGGCAGCAATCACTGGCCAGGCAGCGCGACAGGTTTCTGCATCAACTGCGTGCCCATCAGCTCGTTTTGCCAGTTCCGTGTATCGCTCGCTGCACTGTCCGAGTAACTGGTTGAGGGTGTTGCTGTACTCAATGAGGGCGGAGGGGGAAGCATCAGCAAGTCGCCGCTCGGCATTGGACAGTTGCCTGCGCAGGCTGTCACGCTCACGGCCAGCCCGAGCAGCATCAGCTTGGAGAGAGTTTTGCTTCTTGATTGCAGCATTCAGCGCTTCCTGGTTCTTTGTGTTGATGGACTGTTCTGCCTGGCGCAAGCGGGCGTCTGCCGCGCGCTGGGCTGTGCTGACAGCCAGCTTTTCGCCCACGGCTGCGGCGCGGGCCTCGGCCAGGTCGGCGCCCAGGCGTGCGCCCTGGTAGTTCCAAGCGAGGAACGCGGCGAGACCTGCGGCGGCCAGATGGGTGGTAGCACGGGTGCTCACGGCTGGGCCTCCAGGCACAGCGCCCGCTCAGCTTGGCGCCGGTTCTGCAGCCCCTGCACGAACACCCCGCCCGCATAGGACCAGTTCGGACGGCCATCCGGCGTGCGCGCGATCAGGTCGCAGCCAGCCCGCAGATTGCCCGCATTGATCTGGCGCACGGCCTGCGATCCGCAGGCGCCTTCCTTGCCCACATTGACCGCGAAGATGGTCAGTCCAATCAGGCGCCGCGCCGTCAGGTAGTCCCAGTTCAAGCAGCCCAGCACGGCATAGCCATATTCGAGGAGGGTGGTCTTGTTGATGGCCTGGCACTGGTCGCTGGTCAGCCGGGTGCCCACCACTGCCGCGGGGTCTGTGCGGCCAGCGCAGTAGGTGGGCAGGCCGCCGGCCAGGTGATCGGCATAGACCTGCAGCACGTTGCCTTCCCAGCGCTCCAGGGTCTGGAAGGCCAGCGGGCTGGTGAGCGCGGCAACCAGCACTGCGGGGATGGCTCCCTTGCGCAGCAGCGCGTCGGGCATTCGGACCTCGCTCACGACCGCACCTCGCATGCTGCGGCCAGCTCCTGCGCCTGGCGCGCCCGGCGGTCCTCGCGCTCATTGCTCCAGCGCCACAGCAGGTAGATGACCTGCAGCACCACGTAGAGGATGGTCAGGGCCGTGGCCGTGTGGGTCATGGTCCAGCCGTTGGCGACGTTGGTGGCCACCACGGTGACCGGCGGCGCGGCCTTGGCGCCCTCCACAGCCGCCGTGCGCACGATGGTTTCTCGATCCATATCAGTCCTTGTTGTCGAATTGGTTCAGCCGGCCCGACATGGCGTCGAGCGTTTGGCGGCTCTGGGCTTGGATCTGGGCCACGCGCTCGCGCGAGTCGGCCTCGATGTGCGCCACCTGCAGGCGCACGTCCTGGTCACCCTTGATCTGCAGCGTCTTGTTGGCCAGGTCAGCCTGGGTCTTGGCCAGCTTGCGGCGCAGCTCGTCCAGCTCCAGGTCGGCATCGCGGCGCACGGTGGCGGCCACGCCTTCCATCTGCTGGGCCAGCGCAGGGTTGCCGCCGGCGGCGCGCAGCTGCTCGGCCTCGGCTTCCAGCTTCTCTGCGCGGGCGTTGATCTCGCGGACCTTGGCCTGCTGCTCGGCCAGCGCCTGGCGCGCGCTCTCCTGCTGCATCTGCAGGGCCTCGGCCTGGGCCTGCATCTGCTGCTGGACCTGCTGCTGCTCCTCTGGCGTGAGGGGCTTGTTGGGGTCGCGCTCGCCGGTGAGCTTGCGCAGTTCGTCGGCCACCAGGTCGTTGTTGGGCAGGTCCGAATACTCCATGGCCAGCGTCATGATGCGGATGGCCACCTCGGGCGGCAGGCGGCCCGCCAGCTGATTCAGGCTTTCGAACATGACCTGGCGCAGCGTGCCCGAATAGTCCTGCTCGGCCACCACGAAGTCGGCCATGCTGGCCGTGATGTCGTTCAGGTAGCGCACGCTCCCGTCTGGCTGGACCTCGGGCTGGTTGACCTTCACCCAGTCCAGCCGGCCCTTGTGGCCCGACAGGCGAATAACCTTCTCCTCGGTGTACCACTGCTCCAACAGGCTCAACAGCTTCTCGCCATGGATCTGCACGGCGAAGCGCAGGTTGTCGAAGGGCTGCGTGGTCACGACCGAGCCCTGCAGCTGGCGGGCCTCGATCGCGCGGCCGCTGACGGCGTTGGTGCGCCGGCCCAGGTTCTCGTCGCTGATGCCCGCGGACTTCTGGATGGCCTGGCCGTCCAGCGTCATCATCTGCACTTGCCCGGCGGCCATCTCGCTGTCGCGGTGGACCTCGAACTTCTTGCCGGCCTTGTAGATCACCACGCCGTCCGGCTGGTTGACCTCCTCGCGCGCCTCGTTGATGTCATCGAAGGCGCCCTTCTCCGCAAAGATCTGGTTCGTGGACAGCAGGAACAGCGCCTTGCTGGCCCGCTTGTTCAGGTCCATCTGCAGATCGCGCACGCGGCGCACCACGCCGTAGGGCATGCGGTCGCGGCCGCGGCGGTAGCACCAGATGGGCGTCAGGCTGAAACTGTTGTGGCGCATGGGCGTTGGGGCCAGGGCCAGCAGATGGCCCTCGGTGAAGACCGCGACGTGCATGCGCATGGCGACACGCTCCACGATGGAGCCGCCATGAGCGCCCACCACGGCGCGCAGCGCATGGTCCCAGGGCTCCACGAACGAGCCCTTGAAGGGGCCGCTGGTCACCACCTGAACAGACGCCGGCATGCGGAACTGGCATTCGATCAGGCGCACGCGGCGCCGCGCCTCGCTGTCGATGTTGCCGCGCCCGCCTGCCAGGTAGCTGCCGCTGGTGCCACTGACATGGCGCTCACTGGTATGGCCCTGGAAAAAGAATTCATCCTCGGCCCACTGCTGGGCGCTGAACTCCTCCTCGCGCAGCACAGCACGCTCCAGCACATCGCGGCGCTGCGGGTACATGGTGACAGCCACGTCCTCGTCCACCCAGCGCGTGCGGAACAGGTAGCGCGCATCGCTCAGGTCCGGCTCCATGGCCATCGAGTCCCAGAGCACATTGCGCCAGTCCTCGTACTTGTCGTAGATGATCTCCTTGGTGGGGTCGTTGCGCACGCCGGAGTCCACCCAGCCCACGCCCACCTTCACCGTGTCCTCGAAGGCGCGCGAGCGGTTGAACGTGGTGCGGTTCACGTCGCTGACGTACTTGAGCACCTTGGTCTTCACGTCGGCCAACTGCACGTCGTCCTCGGCGCGCGGCAGCACGCTCCAGTCCACGCGCGCGCGGCGCTCCGTGCCAATGAGCCAGTCGCACATCACGGCCACCTCGTTGAACACCAGGGGCACCTGGCCGCGCTCCTCCAGCACGGCCGCGTCGGCGGGGTCCCATTGATCGCCGTCGTAGTAGTCGGCGTCGATGGACATCTGCAGGCGGTTCTCGGCCTGGATCTCGCGCTCGCGGTAGTACCAGCTCAGGAGCTTGCGCAGGGTCTTGCGGGCCTCGGGCTGGTCCAGCGGGTGCGGCGACGCCTCCTCGTCAGCGTCGAACTCCAGCGGCATGTCGTTCAGGATGCGCTCGCCCACGCCCGCGCGACGGTTGAAGCGGGCCTCAAGCTGGGACATATTCGGCCCCCAGGTCCGGGATGGTCAGGGCCTCGGCCGCGATTTCCTTGCCATCGGACTTGACCACCAGCGTGCCGAACTCCTGGCCCGCGCGCTGCCATGTGGGCTCGCTGGGCATGCTCACCAGGTCGGGCAGGCCCTCGTTGACGATGGTGGCTACGCGCACCCAGTTCGGCCGGTTGGGCTCGATGCCCAGCACCTCGCAGGCCTTGACGCAGGCGCGGGCCAGGTAGGCGGGGTCATCGTAGAGATAGGCCGCGCTCTCCATCACCACGTACCAGGGTGATTTCGGGCGGTAGGCCGGGATCAGGACCAGCGCGCGTTCGGCGTTGATCCAGGTGTAGACGGCCAGCAAGTCCCCATGCTGGCGGTGAAGGTGCGCTTTGCGCAGGTCGATACATGCAGGCATGCCCGCGAAAGTGGCAGGCTTGGTACGGGATCAGCGTGCCATGCCGCCCGCGCGTCGCCTGAGAGGCACAGCGCCCGCAGTGTCGTTGTCCATCAGCGGCAGGGCCATGTTGATGTAGCGCCACACGTCTGCGCCGTGGCTGGCGTCATCGTGCAGCGGTGGCCCCGGCTCGCCCGTGCGCGGGTCGATCTGGCGCTTGTACCGGCTCAGGCAGTCCAACAGCTTGGCGCAGCGCTGGGCATCGATGTAGGCCGAGGAGAAGATGCCGCGCGCCAGGCGGATGCCCGACTCCAGGCCCGCGCGCTCCAGCACCTCCACCTCGCGGCCCATGTCCTCCAGGATCTGCTGGGCCGTCTGCCCGGTCTTGAAGTCGCCGTGGGCGCCGTCGTGCGGCAGGAAGTCCGTGCCCCAGCGATAGGACAGCTTTTCCATCTGCTCCACGTACCATTCCAGCGTCTTCTGGTTGTCCTGCATGAAGTTGATGACGCGGAAATCCATGGCCGTGCGCTGCACGAAGGCGATGGCCATGTTGTCGGCCCAGCCCAGGTCCCAGACCGTATGCACGGGCAGCTTGGGGTTGTAGGGCACCAGGCACACGCGGTCGTCGTTGTACAGGCGCTCCACCTCCTTCGCGTAGATTGCGCCGGCCAGCGTGCGCTTCGGGCGACCCTCCCAGACGTTCCAGTAGGTGTCGGGATCGCGCTTGAAGTGCCGGCGGCGCTCCTTCTCCAGCACCTCGGGGAACCATGGGTTGTCCCGCCAGTTGATTTCGCACAGCCAGGTGTCGCTGTCGGCCGCCTCGATGAACCGGGCATAGGTGGCGTCCGTGGCCAGGTCCGGATTGAGCGTGAGCCAGATTTCCGAGCCGGGCCGGCGGATGGTCGGCACCAGCACCTCCCAGCTGCGCGCGCTGACGCTCTGGGCCTCTTCCACCCACACGATGTCGATAGCCTCATAGGACTTGATGGAGTCCACCGTATGGCTCTGCAGGCCTGCGAACAGGATGAGCGTGCCGTTGGCGCCGCGAATCTCCGTGTCCAGCACCTCGTAGAAGCCGCCCAGGCCCAAAGCCG